TGGCTAAGTAGGTCGAGTCTATTGGCCGCTTTTACGTCCGGGTCGGCAAAAGTTTTATAAATAATAAATAGCACCCCGATTAGGGTTACTATGCTCCCAGCGGCTTGTAGCCATTGCAAAATACTCATAAGTTATAAATTAATTATTCTTTTGGTGTCTTAGTCCATGCCCCGTCGTCCTTTGCTCCCCGGCGCCATAACCAATTACCAAATCCTTTAAACGCCAACGCAAAACCGCTGAGCGCAAAGTTACCAGCCGATAGACAAACATGATAGGCACGGTGCAAAGACATTGAAAAACCAGTTAAATTAAAGACTCCTAGGCTTAAAAATAAACTGATTCTTTTATGAAACATTGCGACTTGTCCAGTTAAATTAAAGGTGCCAACTTCTGATATTAATTTCCTAACTCTATGGAATAAAACGTCTTGCCCATTTAAAACGAACGAGCCAAAAGAAAATGCGGCGTTAGTTACTTTATGAAATAGGGCTACAATTCCCGACAAACTAAAAGATCCGTAATTTAAAACGACGTGCATTAGGCGGTGGAATAATAAATCGCTACCCGTTACGGCAAAGGTCCCGGTGCTCATTATTATTGCCCGGCCTTTGATAAAGATTACATTTATACCAGTTAGTGCGAAACTACCAAATGCAAGCACTATTTTATTAATTCTATGAAATAAAATGTTTTGACCGGTCAGAGTATAAGCGCCGAATTCGGCAAGCAGAGTCTTAATCTTTTTGAAAAGCAAGGATTGCCCGGTTAGCGTATAGGAGCCATAAGATAATAATTCTTTTATTATTCTTTTTAAGGCGGCAGTGTAACCGGTCAGTGTAAAAGTTGCATAGGCGCAAGCGAGTGTATAAATTGTGGGCGGATATTGAGTTGAATAATCAGCGTTGCAAAAATAAGCGTTATCTATTGTAGTTGGATTAGCTCCCGAAGTAGTATTAAAATCTTGTAACGATATAACATACTTAATATTATAACCAAGAGATACAGTTGTTGTTACTCCTATTTGAACCCAAGCACTACCCGACCAGTAATAAAAAGCGACAGTTGTCCCAGTATTAACTATTTTAACATCTTTTCCATTAGTTACTGTTGACTCTAAACTATAAACCTGTGTTCCTCCTGAATAAATACGAATACGATAAGTTCCTCCACCTGAACGAGCTCCGATATAAGCATAATTGCTATTATTCTTCCATAAATACATACCAGCAATAGGCTCATTATTACCGCCGTCAGTCCAGTCTAAAAGACCTTGTATTATAGAAGTCCCGGAAGTAATGCTAGAAACTGACTCTAATTTATTAACAAATTCCGATATATTTGTTGTATTTGATAAAGCTAAACTTAAACTTCCATTTTGGGAAATTATACTATTAGGGTCGGTTTCAGTCCACTTGCTAGTGTCTATCGTTGTCCCAATAAATTGATCGTAAAACACTACTGACATAAATTATATAATATTTAATAATTTTTATAAGGGAGCCGGGACTCCTCTCTGCTCCCCTAAAAAATAACTAAGCGATTTGAATCACGCCGTTTGTGCCGTCAAAGTCGAGGACGAACTGGTCTCCGTCGGCCATAGTAACGGTTGAACCGTAGTCATAGAAACCGATTAATTCTTTATTTGAGGCCGTATCGTTATAGATAGAAATATATCTAAATGAGGCCACTGCGCCACCGCTAGCGGTTAGGGTTAAATCATTAACCACAAGCTTATAGGTGCCGCTAGTTTGTGCTGAGGAGGCCGTAGTCAAAGCTCTAGCTGATAAGTTGGTATAAGAGATTTGAGTAAGGTCTGCTAACACTGAATTAGTTGCTACCGGGGCGACTGCCGATAGAGCTATCGTCAAAGTGTCAGCGCCCAGATTATGGACCTTTTCAGCTAACGCCTTAACAAACGAGTTAAATTTTGAGTAAGTTGCCATACATGTAAAGTTAAGGTTTTAATTAATTAATAATCGGCGCCGGCATTTCCGTCGTCGTTTTTTGATTGTTCCGGGACAATTGAGTCGTCCACGTTAAAACTGGTCAAAAGTCTAATTTTATCCGCTAAATCAAAATCAAACTTTTGCTCTTTTTCAGTTAGCGGTATAGGTTTTTCTTGAGAATTTTTATACTCAATGATCATGCGCCTAGCCAAAAGTTCGTGCAGAGCTTTAGGAATTCCAAACTCTGTATTTGACGGAGCGGCCGACATATCAGTCGTGGACGTCATATCGGTTAAGTCAGCAGGCAAGATATTCGCCCACATGGTTAAGCCGTCGTCAACGTCGATAATCGGCGTATCGGAAAGAAGCCAAAACTGTTTTCCAAAAATATAATAGCCCCAGTTACGGCCGGACATATAGGACACAATGCTTGCCTCGTCCGTGGAGACGCGGAGTTTTGTCAGATTAAACGGATCTAAATGTTTTTGATTAATGCCGTCGATTTTAGCCTCTACGAATTTAAGACCGGTAATAACGTCAGAGCTAATACCGTAGTTTCTTTGCCCTGCTACTAAATCACGAGTGAATTTCAAACCGAAATAATCCTCGTCAGTCTTAATAATCGCCGCACAAATATCGTTTTTAGCGATATTGGCATAAATCATTAAAAGGGTATCAGGAAAACTAGAGGCGTCAGTCCTAGTCTTTTTTCTTACGTAAGTTGCTAAATTTTGTGGGGTCATAAATTTAAGGAGTTTTCCGGGCCAATAGATTAAGTGGGTCGCACCTCAGACTCTATTGCTTGCGGCGCGCTGCCATACGGCGCGCACCCGGACAAAACTAGATAGCCAAGATATTCATGTTAAATGGGGCTATGGTATTAATATAGACCGCATTTGGAACAACTGTGACGTCGTCGAAGTCGGTAGTGCCACCAACGAAACCACCAGTGCCGGTCGGATTAACAATCACGAAACCAAGCACTACTTCGTCAGCCGGGACTTCCGGGAAGACCACAGCGCCAATAGTAGCCGCCTCAGTGCCGTTTGTAGGCGTTACAGTGCCGGCAGCGTCCATTGAAAGGACAATAACGTTGAACTTAGCATTGGCTACGTTATTAGCGCTAGTCAAGGTAATTTCAGCGGTTGTCTTTTTAATTAAAGAGCCACCGATAGAGGCGTAAACTGTGTTAGCAATTAAAACTTTTTTCTTTGAACCTGAGCCGATAGCTAAACCGGCAGAGGTCAAACAATAGTCAACGAAATTTCGTTGAATTTCGTCTAACGCATTGCGCATTGCTTGGTCGCAAAGGGTAAACGATTGTCCAATAGTTCTAGCCATAAAATTAAGGATTAAACTTATTTATTAAGGAGTCGGTTTAGCAAACTCATTTTAGGCAGTTAAAGCGTCTAAGACGTCTTTATCTGCCATATCAACTCGTTTGTCTAAAGCAACTTCGTCCTGAATACCAAGGAGTCTGTCGAGGTCCTGAGCCATTGGCTCAGGAATCATTACTCGAACGCCTTTCTTGATAGTCAGCTTGTAACCATTTGTGGTAACGGTTTCCTCAGCTCCTTTTTTCTCGCCGAAATTTAAAGGAATATAGTAAGAGCGTTTAGGCTGCTTATCCATAAACTCCTTTGTGCGCTGAGCGTCTTCGGTCAGAGTCAATTCTTGCTTATCGGTAACACCGCTATTGTTAAATGGTTGCCTAACTGCTGTGCTCTTGACGGCACCAGTTTGGCGACCACGAGGAGTCGGAGCTTGAGCCGGAGCTTCGTTTTCGTCTTCTCCGTCTAAGTTTTCTAATTCCTCGTCATTTTTTCTAGTGATAGGTCTAGTCATATTAGTAATAAATTACTAAGGTCAAGAGGCGAGAGGATATTGCTACCCCCAGGCAACTAAGCAGCGCAACCGGTTTCGATTCTTACTAAATAATCGTTATTTAGCATTTTAGCAACAAAGGTCGCTTTCCAACCGGAGGTAGCACGTTGGTCCAAAGGATCAGCTGTGCCGGCAGAACCTAGAGGTTTAACAATGTTTTTCATTGCCTCGCCTGAGATTCTAGTAATACCGTAAGCGTTCATACCCATAATTAAAGTGGCATAAACGTCGACACCATTACCCTCTAATGGGAAAACCTTAGCGTTAGTGGTTTCCACAAAGCGAATTTCTTTGTAGGCACCAATTTCGCCCTCCATAACGTTAGACTTGTTGGCGTATTTTTCCACTGGGATAAAGCCAGTCAAACCAGTTAAGGTGTAAGAGACGTTAGGGTGGACAATACCAACATAGCAAGCGTTCAAAGGAGTGGTTGCATATCCGGCGTCCGGATTAACCATTTGCATTACTTTTCTTGCCTTATTGTTTTTTAATAAGCGGATAACCTTATCCAGCAACGTAGTTGTGATAAGGTCGGAGGCAGTCAATTGACTTCTTAAAGTCGCACTGCCACCGAAATACTTGTTAGAACCAGCGGCCATAACGTCGCGGGTAAGCTGATCTAAAGTATCGCCAGCTTGTAAGCCTAACTGCTCGCCTGCAATAGTCAGTTCTGGGTCCTCAGTAGTGAAGTCCAAAACGTCGGTAACAGTGATAAAATCGCCGTATTGCAGTGCCTCAGCGGTAATATCAGTAACAGCTAAATTGCTGCCAACAGGGGTAATACCCTCAGAAAGAGGAGTAGTCGCCGCAGCCAATAAGCTGTATTTTCTAAACTTAATAATTTTTGTCCCTGATTTGCGAGGTATGTCTCTTACTTGAGCCCATTTAGTGTGCAGTAACAAAGGAGTCGCTGCCATTAAAAGGTTTTTATCGTAAAAGCACGATACTTCTGCTGGGATTTGAGAGGTTGAAGTCATATAATTTCCCCAATTAGTAAATAAAATAAATTAAATACGACAACCACAAAATTATTATTCTGCCTGGCGGCGTAAGACCTGGTCGCGCTTGGCGATAAACTCGGCGGTAGTCATTTCAGAGACTGGTTTAGAGCCTCCGTCCTGGCCAGCGCTTGAGCCTTTAGTCTTGGCTTGAGCCGCTTTTTCGTCAGCCTCTTTTTGCTTTTGTGCGCCGATTCTTATCAGGTTTTTATACCCAATGGCCTCAAGAGCAACAGTGCTGATCGGCAGATGTCGACGACTCGGGTCCTGCCACCACTTGGCAATTTTTGCCTCGTAGGGTTTAAACTCAGGATTTTCATTAAAGAATTTGCTAGCCTCCTCCTTATCTTCGGAGCCGACTATCTTCTCTAATACCGGGGCGAGGCGCTTATCAATAACTTTACTGATAATTTCCTCGTCGTCAGGAGCCACGTCTTCGTCGTCAGCTCCCTCGTCGTCGTCATTTTTCTTTTGTGTCTCGACCTTAGTCGATTTCCGTGCATGCCTCTCGTTGTAATAATCTGAGGCAGTTTTGCGCACAGGTGGCGGAGTGTCGTCGTCTCCGTCAGCTTTTTTGGACTTGTCGTCGTCCTGGACCTTTTTTTCGCCCCCGTTATCTTTTGCTCCGTCGTCCTGACTGGAATCGTCGGAGTTCTCAGCGCCGTCGTCTTTCGCTCCGTCGTCGGCACCGGTATCAATAACGTCTTCGTCATTGTCTCCCATAAAATTGTTGCTTTCTCTAGTTACTGGCCTGGGGAAGTCAGTGCTAGGAAAAGGTTGATTAACCTCTCGGTTTAACAAGAACCGGAAAGTAAAGCATTTTAGTTAGCTTTGTAGGGCTGACAAAGGTCAAGGTCGCGAACCGTTGTCAGCCATGCGAAAGGGGGGCAATCGCTGGGCTAACAGCCCTACAAAACCAACTAAGTGGTTTTATTTATTTTCTTTTTTCAAAGTCCTCTCGTTTAAAATATGGATCAAAATTTTCTTCTTCTTCCTCAATACTTTCTCCTTTTAAATCAGCCAATTGGTCGCCGGGCATATTCAGGAGCTTGATAATAAATTGGCGTTGGTCTTTAAGTTTGTCGTCCTCGTTGTAAATCGGGGTCTTGTCGTAGCGCTCATTGAGAATCTCGCCGCTCTTGATATAAACATTTTCCGTCAATACTCTCTTAATCAACGCCCAACCGGTGGAACTGACCAACTGCTCGAGGGCATGGATAGCCGCCTCGCGGTCTTCGTCAGTTTCCGGGTTGAGGAATTTCAGGTCAACGATTTTTTTGTCTTCTTTTTTCTTGGCCATATTATTGCTGCGGTAAATTATTATTAGCCGGTCTAAACGCCGCTGAGTTGCCTTGGCCGCCGTTATCCATTGGCGCGCTCGAGGTCTTGGTCATAACGTCGTTACTTGGCATTTGTTCGCTTGGCACCTGAGGGAATAAGTCCGGGCGTGTCTTCTTCATTTGCATTGCTTTCTTATGGGCCTCAATGTGAGCGAATTTAGCGGCCGTCTCGGCTGCCTTGCGGTGCACTTCGATATGGACCAGGTGGTCGTCAGTTGATTCAACAAGCACTTTCTTATTGTCAGTTAAAGATAGGTTTTCGTCTTCGGCGTCCATTTCGTCCACGGTAGGCGGAATAACCATGTCGATTAAGTCCTTAGAGACGCCATTTAAGCGCCCTAACTGCCTGATAGCGAATAGTTTATTGCTTGAGGGGTAAGATAGGGCGATATTCGTCCAATTCGTAAATCCTTGCAATTTAATAGCACGCTTAGCGTCAGCAATAACTCGGCTCTCAACTTCCACGTCCGGGTCAGTGTGGGCGATAATGTTATCGGACAATAATTTTCGCCACTGGTGGGCACCGGCGCCGCTGATTCTAATAATCTTTTCGTCAATGTCTTTGGCAAAAAAGGTCTTATACAAGAAATACCACTGTCTCCAAAAACGACGTTCGGACCAACCGAAAATCTTAGCCGATAATGAATAGCGGACGTCTGAGCCGACACTAGCCTTATTGATTTCGGTCGCCGTTGGATTACCAGCAGCCACTTGGCCTTGATTTGAGGCCGGAGTAGCGGTTGCTCTTTGGGCGGCAGAATCTAAAACGCCTAAAATCCACTGCACCTCAGCTTTAACTTGCTGAGTCTGCACGGCTACGATCGAATTATTCGGGTCGCCGTCAATTGGAATATGCTTATTTAATTCTTCCTTAGCAAGATAGGATTTCTTAATCTTATTCGTGTTAAATAGGTATTTAGGTCGGAGTCCGCTCTTAATGCCCTTTAAAGCCAAATTCTGAGCCACTGAACGGGCGCGTTGCTTGTCTTCGACTAAGTCCGGGACAGAGACGCCGTCCCAGTCCTTAGACATTGGAAAACACGCTCTATCAACTAAAGGCCAGTATTCCTGGTCCGGTAATTCGTAATAGCGCACGACTAATTTACGGTCGTTAGCTAGCTCAACCATAATCTTTTTGCCGCCGTAATTCGTGAACCACTTTAAGATTCGATATTCTTTATTTTCGCCTTTTAATTCAAATTTAGCGTTGACGTTATCGCGTCCCTGAGCCTCGTCGCGTAAAGCACTGTTTTCGTCCACGACTGACTGACTGCCGGAATCGTTCTTAATCTGCTCGAGGTTAAAGTAAACGCCGGCCTCACGCATTTGATTCTTAGTCATGCGGATTTCATAACCCCAAAAGCGTAAAGCGCCGTTATGTTTAATATCGCCATTAACTGATTTGGCTTTCGGGTCGCGATAGAAAGTAAACGGATCAATATTAATCGGAATTGGCAGTTTCTTGTCCCGGTCAAACTCCATGAATAACACAAGGCCACGGCCGAAAAAGGTCGCGTCCCAGTCCCAATAATAATCGAGCTCGTCTTTCTGCATGTCGGTATAATCGAACTCAGCAAGGTCGGTTAAATTCTCCGCCGTTTCTTCGTCGCCTCGTTCGCGCGGACTAAATAAAACCGAAAGACGGTCGTCGTAAAGCGCTGATAAAATAGTTTGGTGGATAGTAAAAAGCAGAGGGTCGCCAATTGCCTCTTTATCTCTGCGTTGGTTGTTATAGAGTTTTAAGCGCACTACCCACTCGGTCCACTTCGGACGCATGAATTGGTCGCTTAAAGTAAATTCGGTGTCGATTTGGTCCTGCAAGCGCTTATAGCCTTTGGCCGCCAACTTCTTTAGCTGACGCGCTAGGGTGCCGGTCTCCATTAAATCCAATTCGCTACCGTCATTAAACTCAAAATCAGCCGTTTCCTTAACGACTTTAGAGTGATTTTTTAATATGTTTTTTGAAATTTTCGCCATTGTTTTACACGCAGGCGACCTTGAAATAACTGACGTTTATATTTTATAAAGCTTCGTCTTCCTCCCAAGAAAGACTAAAGCTAGTTCTCCGGTCAGGATTACTAACTAGGCCCGTAATGTGTCCGTTTAAAGAAATATTATCGGCGCCCCCTTTAGCCGCTACGGCGGCAAACGCTGTCATTATTTCCTCTACACTCTCAGAAGATATTGATTTAAAAACTTTCGACATACTTATTTTTTATTATTTTTTATTTTATCTATCGTTTCGTCCGCTTGCTGAGTCAGGACGGAAAGCAGATTTGAGACGTCTTCGGTTTTCAGGTCGTCATAGAATTTAACCGCGTCCATTAACTGCTTAGTTAGCTTTATCTTCTTACCACCTTTTGCCAGTTCCACTTGATCGCTTAACTCTTTAATTTTTTTCTCTAAGCCCTTTTCTTTAAAGGGCGGTTGAATAACCCAGTCGCCATAACTCTTGCTTTGATAGTCCCAGCGCCAAGCGAAATGGTCAGCGATTCTGATAATGGTTATTTTCTCCCCGGAGGTATCAACCTGAAAGGCTGCTAAAGCAACCTGCATATTCTTGGTATTTTTCAATTCAATTTCTTTGTTGGTTTTGCGACCCATAAATTTAAAATTAATTTAAGTGATAAAGAAAATAAACTACAAAGCTAAATAGCCCCATGGTTTATTTTAATTGTTATTTCAAATCGCTTTTGCATAAAATATCGTAAAGTAATTAGTAAGCAATTATTAGCCGTAACTAAGCCTAGTTACGATAATCACTCTCGGACAGTCCTCATAGAGGAGAGACTAACTACCGGATAATTAAATTATAGCACTAACTAAAAACCCTGACAATAGTTTTATCTGTCAAACGGGTCGTCGTCTCCCCAGGCGTCGTCGCTGTCCCTTTCCGAGACTCTATCGTTAGGAACCCAAGGCTCCCAAATAGGCTCTTGAATCAATATGCGGCCTAGGTTTTCGATCATGTGGTCGTCTTTATCAACCGGACTCTGTTTTTGGTCGTGAGTATCGCGCGCCTTGCCGGTCCACTCTTGCCACATCCAATGCTCGATTTCATAAATAGTGCGCTTGCAAGTCTCAAAGACGTAGAGTTCCGGCGTTACAATAAACTCGTCGCCAACCTTTTGAAAGTCTAAGGCGTCAGCAATACGACGATTTGAGGCCGTTCTCGCTTTAGACGCCTCAAGGTAATTAAACGGGCGATAGGATTCAATTTTAGAGATAAGACTCTTTTGAGTATGCTGGTCCTCAATAAAAGCGCTAGGGTCAGCCATACGGCGCACAGTGCGATATTGTTGGTCTATCTTCCACAGGTTAGCCGCTAACTCTTTACTTCCTCCCTGGCAAGATTTCCAAAACTCGTCGATAACAAATTTCTGTCCCCACTTATCAACCGCTAGCCATAGTCCGGCGTCTTTTGTTCTCGGGTGCGGATCTAAAGCGTGATAAACCGTATAGTCGCGCAAATTAATATCAAATGGCCTAATCACGTGGACTTTATGCTCCCATTGCTTATAAACCAAGCCGACTAAATGTTGGAACTTACCATAAATACGGGCTTGCTTTTCTTCCTCAGAATATTGGCTAACCATGTTCTCAATATGCTCGTGCTTTAAGAATCCTCTATCGCCATGCTCGCAACAAGCTGATTCGACGTCAGCCTCAATGTAAAAGCGGCGGCCAACGTCGTGGTCCGGGTTGCCGATAATCTGGTCATACATCCACGCTGAGCCGGTTAAAGGTGTCGCAGTGATAAAAAGCATTCCACCGCGTCTTAGACGGCTAACACAGGCCTTATAGATAGACTCAGGCGGCGGCTCGTCTAACCAAATAAGCCCTAAAGTGGCTGATTCAAATTCCTTGACCGCTTGGTCATAGGTCATAATGTCAATTGTCCAACCGGTGTCAGTCTCCCAGTGGCACTCGTAATTTTTGCCGTGTTTTTCCGCCTTGAATCTTCCGGCCGGAAACCAATTATAAAGCTCAGGGATAATAGTTGAGGTTACGGTTGTTGGCTCAGTAACAATTCTAATCTTTTTAGGGAACGTCCAATTACGCATTAATTCTTGCTGAAAGAATCCGTTTCCCTCCGGCCATATTAAATTAGCTAGCATATTAGCGCCAAGACAAGTCTTCCCGACGCCGTTCGCCGCTGAGTAAAGAGAAATAAAATAGTCCCCACCAAAGACGGCGTTGACAAACATTTCGCCGATTCCGGTCGGGACGTAGTATTTATGCGGCGTGGCTTGATAGCGGCGCAACTGTTCTTTTTTGGCGAGCTCCTGGACGCTCGTTATTTGGTCGGGCATAGTTTATTAGCTAAGTGTTTAAGATAGAGATATAAAAACCGGACCGCAAAGAATAAGGCCACTGAGAGCAGCAAGATTAATGCCTTGGTAATTAAGCCGATAATTATATTCATAGGGCGAGGAAAGTAGGATTTGAACCTACGTTTACCGTGTTGGAGACGGTAGGCCTAGACCACTAGCCGATTTCCCCAGGGTCATGCGACCCTATCTGCGTCCACTGCGGACATATTTACTAACGTCTTTTTCAACGCCGTTAGTTGTAATAATCTTCTTCTCGTATTTAATGCCTAAATGCCTTTCTAATTCCCCGGACCTAACAACTGTGTCGTCGATTCGATTATCTAACCTGGTAGTATTTTCGTCTATTTCCTTAATAAGTTTAACAAATCTTTTATCGACTTGGCCAAAACAACTAGCGGAATCAAATAAGCAATCGCCAAATAATCGCTTATAAAGTTTCTTATGCCTATCCTCGAGCTTATTTAAGTCTGACTGCAAATTAGCAGTAGCCACGAAGTTTATGATCAGCAAGACACAGAAAATAGCCGTTAAAATTATAAATAAAATAATCATATAGTTATTTCCAAGTGATTGCCTTAACCGCCCACATTTGGGCAGTCTGCGCCTCAGTGATAGCCACCGAGCACAGTCTCTTTACCTCAGGGCTAGCACCCTCAAAGTTTCTTAAAGTGTCTAAGCCGTCGATAATGTCAGCATAAAGCCGTTTCATTTTGTCGACGTCAGCGTTGCCGCCAGGATTAAAACTTAATCCGACAGCCTTTTGGCCAAAAGTTAAATCATTTTCTCCCATATTTTTGCGACCCCCGAACGATAGCAAGCGCTATCTAAATTCGGCTTGTCTTTATAAAAACTTAATTAAACAATTTCCGTCCGGTAATTTATCAACCTGAGCGCTGATAGATTTAACCGGCGGAGCTAACCTCTTAAATAATATCTCATTATTCTGTTTACAGAAAGGCAGCATTTCTCTTAGGACGTTATCGTCTCCAAACATTAAGCCCATAGGTAGAGGCAAATTATTATCTCCCACCACTAGGCCGGTAAACATGAACGGCTTACCCTGATTCAAGGCGTTAGCAATTAAAGTCATGATATTATTATAGGCTTTAATTATTTCGTTTCTATCGTTTAAATTTTGCTCGACAATATCTTGGTTAAACATATTTTCTAAACTTCTTCTTAATCCACTCAGCCGTCATGCCCGACATAAGGAACGCTAGAAATAACAAACTAAGTGATAAATATATAATTAAAAATGTTTTCATTTTTTTAAATTATTGGCCGTATGATTACACCTTGCGATTCGTCCTAGACCATTGTAGAGCCTCGTTTTTTGGTTAAAATGCCAATAAACAAGGCTATTTATAAAATATATCGACAATTGCGCCAGCCGTCTTTTTATCGACACCGCCCGAAATAAGTCTCAGGTCGTCGCAGTTAAAATGGCTATCGTCTTCGAGCACTCCCAGGTCAACGAGCAGGTCCATTATCGACTCAGCTTTATTTGTCAGGTCCGCTTTGATTCTATCCGGGAAAGTAATAATTATATTCATGGAGCAGCGATTAATCGGCATAGGAGGCACGCCCCATTTCCTCCGGTTAAGCATAAACCAAGTTTGCTGCTCGGCATGCCAGGAATTATAATTAGCGCTTGGCACTATTCTTAAGTGCATGCCCGACCGGAATATCTGCTTTGAGTTTTTCTTTGACGGTATTCTTCCGGGGAAGTTTAGCCTTAGTCCTTTTTGCACTGTCAGTTTGCCGCTCGCTGTCTTGAACGTCTGCGGTTGGTTTTGGCTTATTAATGGTTTTGCCATATTGTTGATAACGATTAATTAAAAACTCTTTATCTTTAAGCGCCCGGTTTAAATCCTCGTCTGACATATTCTCTAGGCCGGTAGTAAAGCCAAAGTTATGTTTCTCCGGGGCGTAGGTTCCCTTTAATTTATTAACCAGCTCAAGCGTGCCTTTGCGATTTGCATTATCAGGCGCGAAATACGTAACCACGCAGTTAGTCATAAAGCGCTTAATATCGACGACTTGATAACCACGGCCATTAAACATTTCGAAAATCTCGCTATCCTTGAGCTTGTAATAGACATTGCGCGTTAAAAGTATCTCGGCGTTTAAAAGCTCGATATGTTTTTCGGCGATCATTTCGTCAGGAAAATAAATGCCCATTATTTCTTGCCAAGACTCCGTGCCTTTTAGCTCCTGGGGGTTGTGGCAATAGCTATGAGAATAGCCAGCCTTAGCCATTAAACTACCTAGCGGCTCTTTGCCCTGATTTTCAATGATTAATTTAGCTAATGCTTTTTGACGCAAATTATCAGTTTTTTTTCCTTTTCTTTTTTTTTGAGGCTTTACCATATACTAAAAATTATACTATCTTTTGCACGTTTAGACAAATTATAATCTGTCCATAATATCTTTGAGCGTTACTTTGCTTGAGTCGACATGGCTCCATTTTCCGGTTGTTGCCCGAACGAAAGCCGCTACCAAACAAAAATACAAAAATCTACCCGGGAGACGGAACGTAATTTGTCTTAAAATCGCGTCCGTTAAATTTTTCTCTTTCATATAGTTTTTATTGATTAGCCGGCTTAGTTGCCGGTATTTTTTCTTTAACTAACTTCTCGTAATACTTGACCCGGCTCTCTGCCAGTTTGATATTATCCGCCACCCTCTTGGCGCTCCCTCGCGCGCGTTGCGCTCTGAATAGGTCTTTGAGTGCGCTATTATAACTAATCCAATTTTGATTTCCAAATATAGGCTGAGTCATAACTATTAATCTTTAATATTTTTATCAAATTTCTTAATTATTTTTACCTCTCCGAGTGCTTTTTCTAAACAACTAATAGCCTCCTCAACGTGATAATCAACGCTCCTGAATCCGTTATTTAAAACAAATTTAACCGCCTCTCCTATTTCTTTGCCACCTTTCCAACTATCGAGCGGATTAATTCCGCAAGCGTCTTCGAATTCTTTTATTTTATCCTGCGCATTTTTTAATTTTTCCTCGGCATATTCTTTACTTTCTTTATATCTGTTATCAGCAATTTTTCGGCAGTCCTCTCTAAAACTATCAAGCGAGGCATAAGGAATCATGCCCTCAGTTGCACGGCGCAGCAGCATTGCGATAAATCCCGGCTCCGGGCGCGTGTGCTTTAAGAGCGGTGCGTGCTTAGTCGTATATAATTTTCCATTTCCTTTCACTTCAATCAGTCCCCAAGTCGCAGGCAGTTCTTCTTTTTTAACTATTCCGGCCGGCGCGACTATCCACCAACGATCACAAAATTTCATTATCTCGTCAGATTTATCTTGTCTTTTAAGTTCATTTAAAAAATCAGAGTGGCTGGTTTTTATTTCAAATCCTTGAAACTCAAAGCCAGTCGACGGCCATAAAGAGGCAGCTATTCCGTCTGCATATCGGCACGCTCCGCCCGTCGAACTTCCAACCTCAGTAAAAAAGGCATAGGAGGGTGCGCAATATTTATTATGCAGTAATTTTTTTATATCGTTTGAAGTCATAAATTTAAAAATTTTTCCAAATAACCTCTAGCCTTGGACGCGCTCCGTCCGCCAGGCATGGCTTAGTTATTTTATTCCAACTTGAATAAAGTTTATTATATAATTCCGATTCGTAAGCGCTCAAAATTACTTTTCCTTTACATTTCTTTAAGCATTTCGCTAGTTCAATATGCTGTTCGTCAGTCATTTCAAAGGCGTAACGCTTGCTTTTCTGACGGGTTGAGTGGACGTAAGGAGGGTCAACGTAAAAGAGCACTTCCGTCCGGTCAATTTTCTTGATTAAATCAATAGCCGGCATATTCTCGATAACCACCCCTTGCAGTCGTTCTGTGATAGATTTTAGCGCCTCAGGGTAGTTTTTCCAGTCATGCGCTGGCGTGGTATAGGAACGGTTATAATCTGAGCGGAATCCTGATTTTTGACGTATTGAGTCGCTCCCAAATCCTATAATTGACTTAATTACGGTATTGGCTGCGCGCGCTATCGGGTCGGACGTTTCGTTATAAGCGGAAAAATATATCTCCCGGCTAAACGGCGTTGTCTCTAAATAGCGTCTCAAGGTTTCTCCGCGGTCCCGGGCCATAATAAACAGGTTTACCATTTCTCCGTCTAAGTCATTATAAATCTCGGCATAACTCCGCTCTTTCTTAAGCAACACCCCGGCTCCTCCACCGAACGGCTCACAATAAATCCGATAATCTTTAAACTGCGAAATTATCCAAGGGGCGATTCTAAATTTAGATCCGTGATAGCGGACAATAGGCCTTTTTCTCATATTATTTAGCCTGGCAATTAGCCTTTTCCGGCTCCCACCAGTTCAATAATTTAGTGCATTTAATCGTCTTTGTTATTCGGCCTTTAGAATAATAAGTCTCGACGATTAAAGTTTTTTTATAGCATTTAGTTTCTGACCACCACTGCAAATCATAAATCATTTGGAGCGGCATTTTTACTTTACCAAGATAAAAATACTCACGAGAGGTGACTAAATTGTCCGGGACAGCTTTATAGCGCGAGTCTAGTTCGCTATTTTCTGCCTTTGCTATGATCGGCAGAAAAATTGAAACGGCCAATAAAATGGCAATGATAATCTTTTTCATAGATAGTTAATTTAATTTTTTAATATCTTCCCTCCCCGGTAAACTCAGTCCCTCGAAAATATCCGATAGTTTTTCAAACTCAGGCAGGGCTTTTATTTCTCCTATTCCGTAAGATTTAGCTCTCCGGTTTCCGTCAACGATATTATTTAATTCGTCGAAGAAAACTCTTAATCTATGCTCGTCCTCTTTAATCGAAACATAGAAACTCGGGTTAAAGATTCCCCGGCGCAGGACGGCTGAGGCGCCGCTCCGCATGGCATTTAAAACTTTAGACACTTCCTCCTCGTCAATTTGAATATCGCCACCCCGGCTCATTACGATCAGGTAGGCTTTTGGTTTTTTTTCAGGCATATTTTTTTTAAATTAGTAAATTATTTCTTTCCCCTTGTGATTAACTGGCCCGGCAAATTCTTTTATCTTTGAAAACCAGTTAAAGATTCGCCGGCTTAATTCAAATGTCCGCTCCATTTCCCACCTCCTCCTAGTGCCGGACTTATTGGGCTCGGTCCAATAAGCGACAAACTTCCGCAGCTCCGATTTAGCCAGTTCCTCCGGGACGCCTTTAGCGGTAATTACTTTATACAATTCGACTCGGTGCTCTGATTGGATATTCTCGAAAAAATCCTTAGCCACTACTTGAGGGGACGGAGGGGCTTGCCCCTCTCTCTCTTTGTTCTTATCATTCTTATCATTCTTATCATTCTTGTTTGTGTGCCGTCTGCTGTCTTTCTGCTGTCTTTCTGTTGTTTCGTCTGCTGTGCCGTTATCTTGATATTGATTATAGTTTTTTATTGATATTAGCGATAATATAAAGTTTTTGTGCTGTTCCACCTGACCCCTGTTTTCTAGTAACGAAATAAACCTGAGAACTTTATTGCGAGACCACTTCCACCGGACGGCTAGACTCTCTTTAGAATAGCCAACCTCGCCCCTTTTTACGGCCACCCAGTTACCCCGGACAAAGAAACCGCCGTCTTTATGGTTGGCTAAAAAAATTAAATCTATCCATGCCTGGGCCTTTGAAAAAGGCTCGCATAGCCACAGATCATTATCTTGAATTTTTCGGTGGATTTTAACCCAGCCGTTATTATCTGTTGCCATATTTTTTATAAACAAAAACCCCAAGTCGGGCTGCCTGCGGAGTATTCACTCTCCGTCTAAGTAAGGTTTTCACCTGCTTAGAAGCCCAGCTTGGGATTTCTGATTACAAGTGAATAATTTAACAGGCATTTTTATCTTAACAAATTCTTAATGTCTTAGCAATATACTAGAATTGGAAGACTGTAAATTATAGAGATTTTACGAGCTCGAAATAACACCGCGCGCAGGCCTGAGTATCAGCCAAGGAATTATGGGCGCCGTCAAAGCCCTCGTTAAAAAGGTGGTTGTGCAGCTCGATTAATTTCGGCCATTTATTGCCGCCGGCGTGAGTGCCACGCAATTTTAAAATATCGGTTGACTTCTTCATAGTGCAAAAAGTATCTTTCTCGTTCCACCGGGCAAAGAAAGCCTCGCCTAGTCCGAGCCGGTAATACTCCGCGCCCACGATCGAACGGTCAAAGTCGATATTGTGAGCGACTATCTTGTCCGAGAGGTTAATAAAGGCTCTAAATAGCCCTAGGACGAAATTAAGGTCATAACCCTCCGCCAAAGCGCGCTCCGTCGTTATACCGTGGATTTCTGACGCCTGGGAGGGGATTGCAAAGCCGTCCGGCTTAACAATAAAATCAAATTCCTGCTTATTTTTGCCGTCAGTGATTATCCAACTCAGAGAAACAAGCCGGGGCCAGTTCTCCGCGTCGTCTAAAGGGGCCGACCAGGATTTAGGCAAGCCGGTCGTTTCGGTATCGAAAATTAAATGAAACATAGATAATTAAATTAATTTTATACAAGTAGGCAAGGAGTCTGCCACTCTCTTAGGCACGCGCACAACTTTATTGACTCTGATTTTAAAGACGTGCTTGTTATAAAATACCCGGACGACCTTATTTTTAGGCCACTCCTCTTTTCTCGGCACAACGATTAAAACTTTTTCCTCTCTCTTAAAGATTACTTGCATTTTTTGATAGTCCTTATCAAAAAACTTAGTGACTAGATTAAACATACTTAGATTTTTCTAATGCCCCGGACGATTTTCATTATCTCGTTGGAGGGCACAGAGTTATTAACAATAAAAACTTCTATCTCTTTTTTGACTTTATCGCGGCCGAAGTCATGCGCTTTTTCTTGCTCGAAGTGTTTTAAAATGCAGTCCTTATGAAACCAGCCGCCGCAACCGGTGCAACGATAAGCGTCTTTGATATTTAGCTCTTTTCGGCAACCACCCTTAAAAGTTAAGAGCACGTTGCCGTTTGGATTAGCGTCTCCGCAGGTTACTTTCATAGGTGTTTTAATCTTTCTAGCACGTCCGCCGGCGTGTGTCCGTCCCACTCCGGGGCCAGGTCTAAGGTTTCTGCAAACCAGGTTTCGTCCCAACGTTCTATCGGCAGGTGGTAGGTTATTTGCTTTCCGTCGGCCGCCGTCAGTCCCATTTAATTTTCTTGCTACGGCCGACCGGAATCAGTCGGCCGTTTGTAAAAAAACTATTCCTTGATTTCGTTGACGTGAGCTGGGTCAGCTACGTTTCCGTTGTCGCTAGATTCTTCTTCGGAATCCGCAGGAGAATCTTCGCCCTCAGGTTTAGTCTCGTCTTCGAGGCCGTCATTTTCCGGTTCCTCGTTTTCGTCAGCTGGCACTTCCTCGGAATCAGCCAATAACTTTGCGCTGATCATGTCAGTGATTTCTTTAACGTCGCCAGCCACTTCGGCCCCAGCAATAACGTTATTGTGAATAGTAACCACTGAGCCAATAGCGGCGTCTAATTCAACGTCCGGGAACATTTCCAGGTATTTTACTACCTCAGGGCTCTCGGCGCTGTATTGGGTGTCGTCGTTGGCTAAGCCAAATGGTTTGTCGTTCATAACTTTTTTTAGTCCTCCCGGGAGGGTTAAATCCCACCTCGGGCTAGACTTTAATTAATAAATATGTAAATTTGCTGTTTCTAAACGTTGAAACCTTGGAGTCTTTCAAGGCCACTCTTAGCCGGATTAAGCAGTAACATGTCGCCTTTACCGAGTAATTTTTCGGCGCCGGCTTGGTCCAGGGTTACGATACTATCGGTTGAGGTGGAAGTTCTAAAGGCAACGCGCGTCGGGAAATTGGCCTTAATGTCCCCGTCTATAATTTTAATGGACGGGCGCTGAGTTGTTAAGACGACGTGGATTCCGGCGGCACGCGCTTTTTGGGCTAGGAGCAAGACGTTCTTTTTAATTGTGCGGTTTTTATCCTTGCTGTTTTTTACCTGCTCGTCTTCGCGGCTGACTAAATCCCCGTATTCGTCGATAAAGACAAAGAGATAGGGAATTTTTGCCTCGCCGTTATTATAAGACTCAAGATTCTTGCAGCCAAAGGACTGTAAAACTTCATAGCGCCTGTCCATTTCCTCAACCAACTTCTGTAATTTGCCGGCAATATCATTAAACTGCGAGTGATAAGATTCGGTATTCTTGCCGTTTTTAAAGACGGATAACTCAACCATTTTCGGGTCAAGTAAGGTTAGCATGGCCTCTTTACGATCAAATTGTTGGAGCTGGGTAATTAAGGAGCTGATAAAAACCGATTTGCCTGAGCCAGTCGCACCGGCAACGAGCATGTGCGGAGTTTCTCTAATGTCCAGGCGGTAAGTGCCTCCCATAATATCCGCGCCGATAGCCAGGTTAAAGCCGTCGAAGTCCGGGGCCGCCACTGGGAAAGTGCGCTCAACGTTTGGCACTTCAAAGCCAACCAGGTCAGAGTTCGGAATTGGCGCTAAAATGCGGATTCCGGTAATTGCGACAACTTGCTCTATATCTTTAACAAACGACTCGATACGGCTCATTTTGAGGCCAATAGACGGTTCGTAGCGGTAAAGAGTAACGGCCCCACCGGAAACCTTAGAGTGAAACTCGAGGCCAAGACCATGCTCGGCTAATTTCATTTTAATTTTTTCTTCAATTTCCATATTTTTGTAGTTTAGGGTTGCTCCTGATATAAACTTGGTCGAAACAACCTCAAGATATTTCTTCATAGCACCGTCTTTTTGGATTTTCTTCTTCAAAAAGTCCGTGATATTTTCGACTTTTAATTTTTTAAACTGCGCGTCTCTTTCCTCGTCAATGTCCAAGCGGTGGATATAGGCCAAAATTGAGACCTCTTTATCGTAAAACGTGGACAGATTAGGGACGAAGACCTGTTTACCGAGCAAGGCGTTGGTTACGTCGTCGTAAAAGCGGTAGAAGAAGTCGAAGATTAGAGGGTGCTCGTCGTAGATAATTTCAAACTCCTTAGTCTGCCTTGAGTGGTCCCGGTTCTCGACGACCTTAAACTCCTCATAAATCATGGAGTAGGGACGCTCGCCCAGTTCGGCGTAAACGAGGAAGTAATTAAAGGCGGCCTGCAATAATTTAGCGCCGTCAATTTCTTCAATAGGAGAGTATTTGCTCGTGAATTTATGATCACGAATTATAATGCGATTCTCCGTGTCCCGATAAACCAAGTCAGCCGCCCCTTTGAGGGGAATCGGCAGCAGTTTATCGCCGACTTGAATCTTATATTTTAGCATTTTTTCAACGAGCAGAATTTCTTTGATATTATTTTCTAAATTAATATCCTTTAAATAACCAAAGAAAGAGAAAGCAAATTTTTCGTCCAGCTTTTGGCGGTTTTGAATCGTGTCGTTAAACTCGATTAAGTCGTCTGAGTAGGCCTTGAGATATTCTGTCCCGGCCTCGTGCGCTAACTTTATCCTTTCGCCGGTGTCGACTGTCTTGTCGGAATAATACTGCTCGAGGGCTTTATGGCAGGCGCTACCGAGGACGCTGGCCGGTTTAGAAGTAACGTCTAAATAATCGCCGTTGATATTATTGACCTTAAACATGAACGGGTTAGTCGAGAATTTATTAAAGGACGAATAGCTATAATGGTCGAGAGGGAAACCGTCAAACTCTTTGCTTTTCTCGACTTCTTTGCAAACTTTAACCTTTGGCGCTCTCAGATTCTTCAACCGAGTTTTCGCCGGCCGTTTCTTGGTTGTCATTTTGTTTATTCTTATCTTTTAATAAATTTCCCATGCGGAGACTTGAGCCCTCGACCATGTGCTCGACTCCTTTGCCGACTTCGCTGTCCTTATTGTCTTCGGCAATTGCGCGATTAATTGATTCATTCTTCGGCATTAATTTTCCTAACTGCTTTAAGACTGTCTTTTTCCACATCCACAGTTCCGGGTCGTTGGCCTCTTTCCAAGGCGTAAATGAAGTTGAAAAAGATTTTGAGAAATTCTTGCCCATGTCCATAATATCTTTTTTATTCATGGCCTTGGCAATTTCCACTCCGTTGACTAAACCGATAGCGTAGGCGCCAATTGGCAAACCTCTCTCCGCGTTCGATTTGAATATATCTATCTTGTGGCGGATAACCCCGTTTTCGTAAGAAAATTCGTCATGCTCGCGGACAATTTCTGATCTGATTCCCTGCACTCCGGCCCGGTAAAATAAAGTGATTAAACCCTGATAGCCTAATTGGAACTGAGCGACTAAGCCGGAATTGCCTTTATTGTAAGGCAGGACGTAAGCCTCGCCGGAAATATCTGAGGGCATAAGTCCGAGCTGAGCCATGGTCATAAAAGAATTAATCACGGACATTTGCTCGCACTCCAATAACTTAGGCATTTTTTGGACCGAGGACATAACAGAGCTTAAAAATTTCATAGCTTGTTTTTCGTCAGAGAAAAAATTTTTAATCTGATTCAGGTAATTTTTAGCTAGGAATATCTTGAGGTCGTCGGCCGATTTGATTGTTTGAATTTTGTTATCCATAAAATTAATCTTTAATTTTATCGTCTTTATTAGCGTGCTTTGATTTTGCTAGTTCTTTAAAATGTTTTTTGCCAAACTTTTTAAAGGTGGCCAGTCCGCCCCGACGGCCTAATTGTTTTGCGGCAGCGCTAGCGTCGCTGTCTTTAAAGGTTTTTCCCATAGTTTTTTAGTTATTATTATATTTAATTTTTTAACTCCGAATTTTAGCGCCTTAACGTTTTCGTTTTTCTTCATGGCCCAGTCGACCCGTCCGGCGTATTTGCTGCTAGTCCTATCTAAAACGACGCACTCGCCTAGACTATCGACTTTTAAAATAGTATAGAAAGGCACGCCGTTTAAAGCACAAACATTAATCCCTTGCTCTAATAACTGGCAAACATTATCGCCGCTAGCTGATATGCAAGGATCTTCGTCGCATTGGTTTTCGTCGCCGGCATTATAGGCGCTGACTTCTCGGATTTTGCCAAGTTCTTTTATCACGACTGCCTTTTTCTTAGGGACGGAAACCTGAGCTTGATTAATTAGATTAATTTCGTCCTGTAAATTAAAGCTGGCAATTAAGATAATAATTGAGCAATAAAAAAACGCCCAAATTATAATTAATATTTTTAGCGTTGAAGTGGTGCGACCCATATATTTAGCGATTGATTCTAGGTGTTATTTTGTTAGAGGGATTAACACGGTCCCGATTTATATCTTCATAATACAGCAAGCGGTCGCAACCGTCAATAGCGAGCGGTCGCATAAAGAAAAACCCTTTAAAATAAAGGGTTTTTCTTGTTTTTTTAAATCACTTTGCGGATTAATTTTTTTTAAATAATATATTTTTATCAAAGTTATCCACAAGCGCTTAAAAGATATTTATCTTACCGGACGCCGGTCTCGCCTGCGCGTCTAGTGGCGATAACAATTTATTCTGATTTCAGGAAGTCTGTGCCCTTTAAGAAAAGAGCGTAGAACGTTGAGGCCACTCCGAGGATTCCTAAGAAAGACTGCCACCAAGCGGTTTGCGAGGCGAAGAAATAGAGGGTGCCTAGCACTAAAGCTAAAATCACGGTTACTAATTTCTTGCCGGTAACGCTCAACCTGGTTGAGTCTTTAATGGCTTGCATGAATAAGGACAAAACGACGCCAATTATCGCTATTCCTAGAAAATCGTTTAAATTCATAATTTTTTTAAATTATATTTTTTAATTAGTCGACCTTTTTAATTAAGCAAAGAACGGACAAAGCCACGATCAACATTTTTCCCGGGACAGGTTTTAATAGCAAAGTCCCGGTGGAACCACACATTGTCTTTCGTAATTTTATGGTCTTTCGATAGTTTACGCAGTAAATCGCGGAGGGCGAAGACTTGGACCGGCAGCATTTTTTCACTGTCGAAATTGCCGTCAACGCAGATATGAATACACTGGCCGTTATTCATGTTCTTTTGATAGACGGCCGCCGTCGGTTCGCCGTCCTTGCGTGCCTGGCGGATTTTTCCGGTGGCGCTGATTTCGTAATTATAACCCAAGTAAAAACCGAGCGCGCTTTTAAAATTCCACTTTTGGCGGTGGTATTCGTTATTAGCGGCGAATTGGTCGGGGTTTTTTTTGTAAGAAACCGCGCTGTGGTGCAGGCAAATTGATTTTATTTGTGGCATAGGCGTTGGATTAGTTTATTAATTAATTTTAACATGTAGCAAAAAGACTGTAAAAATAGGAAGAAAATCAGGCCGTTTATAATATAAGCGACAACGAGGCAAATGATAAATAATAGGACGTAGAAAATAATCATTTATTTAGGCATATTCTTTTTAAATTCCTTAATTTGCGCCTGCGCCTCCTGCTTAGTTATTTCGCCGGCGGCTAATTTTCGGCCGAGCTCGTTTTCCTTGGCGGTATAACTTGCCCAAACTGAGGTCGGGACTAACTCCAAATTGCTGCCGCTATTACTGCCTCCTAATTCTAGGGGGACAGTATGGTCCAATTTCCACTCGTCATTTTTTCCACCTCGAGACGCCTTAACCGCCTGGCTTTCGTCAAGAGACATGCGCTCAACTATAATAGTTCCATTAACTAACTTAGTTATTTTTTGTCCGGTAAAGATTCTATTAAAAGCCGTTAGTGGATCAGTTCCAATAGCTTTAGCATATAACGAAATTCCCGAGAAAAATCCTGCCTGGTCCTGAGGAGTAATAGTTTCGACGGCGTCGCTAGCGCCTGATTCAATTTTTTTATCAAGGCTAGTCCTTAATGATTTAAAGGCTTTATATTCCTCGTCGGACATATCGTCTAAAACTTTCTGGGCCTCATTATCTTGGCCGGCCTCGATTAATTGTTTCCACTTGGTATAGGTCGGGAAAATTGTAATTTTTTCCTGGTTAGATTTTTTAGTAGCGTCAATTTTTTTCAAGGCTTTATAAAGGGTATAATCGGCGTCGCTTAATCCGTCTATCATTTCCTTTGCTTTAGCGTCGTTACCCTCCTCATAAAGACTCATGATTTCGTCATAGGTTGGTTTAAAGTCGGATTTAGCTTTATCGAGTTTTCCGCTCACGTCTCCAAGCGCGACGTTTAATTCGTCTTTAACGGCTTGATTAGTAGCGCCGGAGGAGGCGGTTGCAAAACGTCTTAAAGTTCCCTCGATTATTCCGCGGCCGCCAATTTGGTTGCTGGGAATATAACCAAGAGCATTTAATATTTTGTCAGATAGATTTTCGGCCTGCAAAGAAACTTCGCCAAAAGTATTTTTCAAGAAGTGTTCAACCTGCAAAGGAGAGACTCCTAAAACTGCTCCAATTTTTCTAGCCGTCCCGGAGGTATCGTCATAGACTTGTTGTTCCGGTGGCAGGCTAGTCATGTATTTAGAGACGATATTATTGCCAGTATAGAGGTCAGTATTGGCTAATCCCTCAATAGTCGGTTTTAAGGCCTGAGGAGTCAATTGAGAGGCAGTTTCACGTAAATTAAGATTAAATGGCGTTACAGTGCCAAATATTGCGCTAGCTAGGTCATTAAAGCCGACAGTGCTTGCTCCGTAAAGAGCCTCGATAGACTTACGGGTAAAATTGGTTAGATTATTAATTTCTTGAGAAATTGGAATCTTAATCACGTTATATTTTCCGTGAGCGTCTACTTTAGCGTTCGGCGGAATAATAATCATGTTGTTTTGCTTTTCCCAGTCAGGAATATCGTCGTATATTTTTTTGGTCTTTTCGTCTTTTAGATTAGCAATTGTCGCCATTGCCATTGGCACTAAAGCCGCAAGAGCAATTTTAACTGCGGTGCCGGTTGGTTTAGATTTAAGATTTCTTAATAGATTTCTAGTTCCTTGGATTCCAGCATTAAGATATAAAAATGTAGAATTTAAAACCTGTCCCCACTCGCCCCGGCGCGCAAAGTTTACGGTGTCCTCGTTATAAGCTCGAGCTGCTCCGATTCTTGCCTCTGACTCAGATAGTCCTTGTTTTAGTAAAGACTCCTTAGTTCCTAGGTATTGTTTGGTTCTAGTAAATTCTTCACTAGCTCCGATAATATCCTCAAGCGCTCTTATCATTTCCGCTGGCCTTGTAACGGTATATTTTATTTTAGAAAAGATAGAGCGACCGGCGCGAATCTTTTTAATGGTCGGTGCAATTTGATTTCTTGAAATATCGTAAGACGTGCCACTGCCACCGGCGCGAGTTATTTCTTCGTATAAATTACCGTGCTTAGCAATTTCTAGCATGGCCCGGAAGAAAACTTTAGGATTTGCGATAGAGGTTTTAACCGGATTATTAGAATTAATAAAAGCCGTGGTTTGGTCTTTTAAGACATTGGAGACAGTAAACGGAACGTTCAAAGAGGTAATTCCTAAACGAGCTATTCTCGTCGGCAACGCGAATATCTGACCAAGCACGTTTAATTTCTGCACGTCGAGAGCCTTAGCCGCTCGAGCTACGTCGGGATTAATGGCAAAAGTGCGCTTAATTCCTTTATCAAGATAAGAAATAGTATTATTTGTGTCGCCGGTAATTTTCCAAACTTTTTTATTAAATAATTTACCTTTCTTAGATTTTTGCTGGATAGTTACTTCTTCCGGGATTAGCTCTTTTATTTCAAATGGATTCCCTGGCAAATCTTTATAAGATATTAATATTTTAGCTGCCTTATTTTTTTCGCCCTGTTTAAAGACGTCGTTAGTTTTAGATAATAACGATCCGATAGGACTTTCAATTTGGCGTTTAGAGCCCTCAATTTTTTGGACAATACTTTGTCGGCTTAAAGAGGCAACTGCTTTGCTACCTGCACCTCCCATATTATTTTGTTCGACTTCATTAAAGACTCGTTTAAAAGGAACATAATCAGGGTAAGTCTCAATTAACTTAGCGCGAAATTCCGGGCTAATTAACTCCGCTGACACGGCATAATCTAAAATATAATGCGAATAATTAACAACTTTTTGCGCCATTTTATCGTAAGTGTAGTCGCTAGAATTAAAGGTTGTTTTAGCTTTAGTGCCTACAATTTGCGCCGGGATATTAGAGACGGCCGGTTTGTCCTTTAACGCCTCAATTAACTGAGCGTCTTTTTCTAAGTCGCGACCGGTTTCAATTCCTAATTTTTCTAACTCGGCGGCGTGCTTAGCGATTAGATATTGGTCAAGGTTATCAATATTATCGACTTCTCTAATTACTTTATCGAATCCGGTATCTTTAACAAATTGCCCGGCTAAAGTTGGCGTGCGTAATACCCTGTCAATTTGATTATGAATATCCTGAGACGGTTTTAAGGTCATTTTATTTTCTCGTAAATTACGATAGAGAGTGTCTTCGATAGGGGCAGTAAAATCAACCAATTTAGCTTTAGCCTCAGCTCCTAAACGTTTAATTTTTTCAAGTCTAGTTAGGTCAACTTCTCCGGCTTGCTTGGCCTCAGCTATTTTCTGCTCGACATATTTCTCCGGGATAAAGCCCTCCTCATTTTTAATTTTCGAGAATAAACTGCCACGGTTACCGTTGCTTAAATCTAAAGTATTTCCGGCATTGGTTCGCGTAATTACGCCACGCTTTGGTCCAACTTCTAGGTTGGTAATGGACTTAGCCTTGCTATATAAAACGTCTTCGTAAAAACTTTTTAAATTAACCCGGCGAGTAAAATTAAGAATCTGTTTTACTTCATAAATTAAGCGGCTAAAAAATGCCTTTAGTTTTCCGGTAAAATTTTTTCTGTGATAGACAAAATCCTCAAATCCCCGAGCAAGCACTTCCTCAAAATCTTTCTCTAAGTATTTTTGGCCGTAAACATTTTGCGCCTCTTTTAAGAGTTCTATTTTATTATATTTCGCAAAGGCAGGAATCTCCGCCATGTTGTCTGAAATAATATGAATCAGCTCGTGGTAGTCCGTAAACTTCATGGCCGTTCTTGCTAGTGCCAAACGATTATTAAAGACGACGCCGGCTGCTTGTTCCGGGATTACTTTTAAGGTTTGGAATCCCTTAGCGTCGGTTACAACTTTGCTAGCCATTTCGCCGGTATATATTTTATCAAATAAGGCAATATCAAAATTAAGGCCGAGCCGTTTCATAGACGACTCTAAGCGTTTATATAATTTTTCTCCGTCAAACATTTGGTCAATTGCTTGGACGCCGCGATTAGTATTTTCAAATTGGCTAACGTCTTTAATCGAATAGGACGCGGTTTTATTATTAACTGGCGTCTCAAGAGGTTTGAAAATTTCCTTGTCTTTTAGATCAGTAAAGAAATTATCAAAGGCACTATTTATATTTTTTCGCTCTGCTCCCTGCGGAAAGGCACTATGGATTTCTCCCTTAGCGTCTGGAAAAACGGCCGCCTCACTATGGCCGCTTAAATAATCTGATTTTCCTCCTGTTTTGTCGGTAATATAAGAGGCAAAGGCACGCGCAAGCATTTCTTCTTGGCTCTGCCAATAGCCGCCACTTTTTCCGAAAGAGCCGTCAGCTTTAATTGAATCTAATTTATAATTAGTCGTAGTGCCGTCGGGGTTTTTGACAAGGGAACGTTTAAGGTCATTAAATGATTCAAGTTTTTTACCGTCTGCTCCTAAATAATCCTCAAGCGCATGAAACCACTCGTGCGCGGTTGAGCCGGCCCCGTTCATTTTGGTTAAGTTAAAGACTTTTCTATCCGGTTCGTAGTGAGCGGCCGCGCCAGCTCGTCCTCTCGAGCCAAAAGCAATACTTAAAGTCTTGCCTAAGGCGACGTCCTGGCGAGATATTTTTAGAGCGTCTGATAAATCCATTAAAGCGTCATAACCAAAATTAAGCGAAGTCTGTCGGTCCTGGGCATTTAGCCAGTTGCCGAACTCGCCACCTTTAAAACCAAACGTTTTAAGATAGTCCTCGCCAGTAACGTTTTTGGTATTATTATTTCGGTAGTCAATGCCGGAACGGTGGATATGGGATAATTGCGGCGGTATAAATCTTTTTTTAGTAACTGTTTTTATTTTAGAAACGTTTTCCTTAACCCACAATTTAGCCTCTACTTCCGAAGTTAATCCGGTCTTTAAAAGTTGCGCGTATCGGCCAGCACGTTTAGCGACTATCCAGTCGCCCTTAGAGCCGTCAAATCTGATTTCAATATTAGTCGGTAATTTATTCTCACTCGCGACGCCGAACTGTTGGCTTTTAGCCTCTTGAGTTAAGCGCGCCAAATCATAATCAGAATTAAGACTAACAGCGCGACGGAATTTATCCGTTAAAAAGACGTTAGCTTTTTGCTTATCGGTATATTCTAGTTTTGTGCCTGGTCCATAAGAGGCCGGCACTTCTTTAGCATAGCCGTTGTCGATTACAAATCGTCTATAAAAGCCCTTGATTTCCTCAGGTGTTTTAATTTGTTCAACGGCCGACTTAACTTCTTTTATAAAATTAATATATTGATCGTTGCGTGCCTGTTTTAATTCCAGGGTATTATCGCGATAAGGATAGGCAATCGAGGGAGTTAGGGAATCACGTGCAACCTTATTAAACATAATAACTGATTCAGGCAAACCCTCAGCTGCTAACTTATCGTAATTTTTTAACCAAATATTGTCTTTCTTCAAATACTTAGCAATTTCCCGGTCGTTCATTTGCGAGAGGTCTGATATATTTAAGCCGCGCTTAGCCCATGCCTCTTTATTGGCGCCACCAATTTTTTCGCCGAAGTCGGTTAGAGTATTTTTAGTTATTGGTTTTTCTTCTTTAATCCACTCGGGCTTTATTTCGTCAGCTAACATTAAAATATCGAATCCCTTAGAGGTTTTGTCATTTAGGATATAAGAGCGCATTAATTCTTCTTTTGCGTCTCCGTCTAATTCTAATTGTTTATCGGTTAAAATTCCCTCCATTGAGCGCTCGTCGGGAAATAATCTATCATAACTACTTTTAGGAACGGTAACAACTAAATAATCAGAACCTTTACCTCCGACTCTATCTAGTTTTTGTTCTAAAGTAAAAAAGACGTCGTCGCCAAATTCTCCACCCGACTTAAAACCATTTTCTAAAATATCAGGAATATTTGCGGCGTCTGTTTGGTGGTAGAGTTTAACCGTATCGCCAAATTTATCAGATAATCCTTTCGTCCATTGCTCGGGGCTAACAGATTTGGGGTATTTATTTTTAGTGCTAGGAAGAACGTTACGAGTTTTAGCGGCTGCCTCAAGTCGTGGCTTAATATTTTCGTCTATTGCCTTTTGACTTTTTTCGATTAAGACGGCTTGGCGCCCCTCTTTAACCGCCTCGGCTCCGGTTACGCCTGAGCCAGCAAACGGGTCTAAAACAACGTCGCCCTCGTCGGTAGACATTTTAATAATTTGATTCAACATTTCAGCCGGTTTCTCTGTCTGATAGCCTTTAGGTCTAACCATTTTAAAATTCAAGTTTGGTTGTCCTTTGTCAAATTCCCCGGACCTGGTAAATAAAATTATGCCCTCAGGATAATCCGGCTCGCCGCGCATATTTCTTGTGCGTGTTACACCGTCTTTTTGAAGTTTGGTATATTCGCCCTTAGCTACTGGCTTAAATCCAGCCTTAAACATTTCGTCAGTATATTTTGCCATTTGCGCAAGGCCTGATTTTGCTTGGCTATACATGTAAAAAACCGGAGTCTTTTCGCTCTTAGTAATTTCCTTGACTGATTCGACGACGGTCTTAAATTCCGGGACGGTTATAAAATTAAACTTGGCGCCACGGTTGCCACCAGTTACGGCGCCGGTCTTATAGGGAATATCTAAAAATATCATGTCAGCTTTAAATCCCTCTTTAGCAAGACGTGGCAGAATTTCAACTGAGTCCCCAGGGTGGATAAAAGCAATATCTTGCCCGTCTTTTTTCAAGCGATAAACTCCTTTATCGACACGCTCGAAAGTTCCCTCTTTAGCACCGACTCCTAAGATACGACGAACGTTTGGCTCGAGTATTTTTGTCTCCGCGGCGATTTCCTTGATAGTCTTAGGGCTTTCTTTAATGGCCGTTTCAACTTTAGCTTTTTGATTTTTTGGCGCCTCGATTAAATTCTTAATGCCAACGGTATATTCGTCTCCGTCTACTTCAATCGTGGCGAGCGCGCCATTATCAGATAATTCAATAATTTTCCCCGGCTTAACGCCGTTAGTTGTTTCAAAAGAAATATTGTCGCCAACTTTATAAATTTTATGATTAGGCCCAGCCTCGATTAATGCTTTTTCTTCGATAGCCATTTGATTAAGAGCAAGAGAAATATCAACAGCCTTGCCTTGTGGGTTTCCGTCTTCGACAATTTGCGTAATTATTTCGCTACCTTTCATAGCCTCCTCAGCTCCGCCCTTAGTCTCAGCTAATAAAACTTCTTTATATTTATCGTAATATTTTTTTATTTCCGCCGGAGTTGGCTCAGGATATTCAAAATTAGTTTTCTCTTTTGCCGAGGTTTGCGTAGATTTGACCTCGGTTTGCATAGGTTTAGATACCGGCTCACTCTTAGCGTTTAAGGAGCTGGCTTGGTTGACTAATTCTTGTAATTCTATCGCACTAGCGCCACTAATTGACGGTTGGTTCTCAGCCCAGTCCAAAATCTTGCTCTTGGCGTCTAAAATGGCCTCTCCCTGGCTTTTAAACGAGGGAGAGCTATCGAAAGACGAGAGAAGCTTTCCTTGACCATAGGAGGCCTCAATAGCGACTGAGAACTGATTATCGTCTATTTTGACAATGTCGATATTCAACTTAGGACTTTCGCCACTTGGACCAGGTGTGCCCTCATAAGAAATAATCGGTTGCTTATTAGTTTCGACAAAACTATTAAAATTTGTTTTAGCAGCCGATAGTTCTTCAATTACGGCCGGAGAAATATCTTGCCCGGATTTAACAATTTCATTTATTTTAGAATTAGTCTTGTCTAGGTTTTTCTTTATCTCTAAGGCGTTGCTACTCTTACCGGTTTCAGATTCTAATAATCCCTTAACTGGTTGATTAGTCTCGGCGCTTGATTTTACAAATGAAGTTTTTTTGCCAATTAAATAATTATAAGCTTGAGAGACGTCGCTAAAAACCGCAGGGTCTCCGCCGGCGTCAGGGTGGGTCTTTTTAGCAGCGGAATAATAAGCGTCTTTAAAATCCTGCAAAGAGGAGTTTTTAGTAATTGGTTTGTCGGCGTATTGATTAATAATCTCAATGGCGTCTAAAGCCTGAACTTTTTTATTAACATCTTCGCCGATTCGTTTACTGACTCCGCCTAAAAATCCGGTAGCAGTTCCAAAAATAGATCCGGCGATAGCTGATTTTAATAATATCTCGGCAATTTTAGCTGGGTCTTTTTCGCCACTCGACAAAACCTGAGCGCCGCCGAAAGTGGTCCCGGCCTCAAGTCCTGAGACGGCTCCTGATAAAATACTATTTTTAAACACGTCTTTTAAAAGCGAGGGGGTATAGGCAACCAAAACGGCCTGCGTGCTGTCGCCGACAACCTGATACCATTTTTTATTTAAAGCGGTTAAAGTGTCGAGCGCCTCCGGTGGTAATTCGCCGCTAGCGACTTTATCCGAAATTTCTCCGGTGGCCGCCACTTGTCCGATAGTTTCGGCCATTGGTTCAAGCGCCGGAGAAAAAGTCCTGACAAACGCCTTGCCGATAGTTCTTATCGGAGCAGAAACAACGCGCTCCACTTTTTCTAAGCCGGTCTTTGCTTTGGCGGTTGGCGTATAGCCGAGAGCCTGCTCTGCCTTGATAGTCGATTCGCTCGGATTGGCGTATTGGTTATAAATACCTTTAGCCAAGTCAGCAATTAAACTAACCGGATTAACGTTAGTCTCGCTTATTGCCGGGGTTGAATTAGCCGTATTGGTATTTATCTTAACCGTCGGCATTTCGTTTATTTTAATCGGGGTAGTTTTTGGCGCCTCCGATTTAGGGAGCGGTGCGTTAGAATAAGGATTACTTAAAAAAGCCTTTTCGCCGGCAGCGTTAAGGCCTGTTTTAACTCCGGCCGTTTTAGTTTCAACCGGAGTATTTATTTTGACTGGTGTCATGGCTTTTTCGGCTTGAGCGTTTAAGGCGCCCCAACCACTTGGCGCAGGCGACGATTTCGTCGATCCTGACAACTTAGTCGCCGGAGCCCCGGCGGCTTTATTCAACTCGTCCCAAGTAGACATAATTTTATTGTTAAATTTATTTTCTTAGTGATTTTGCAGTCGCCGCACGACCATACCAACCGCCTTTAGAATTATCATAGCCACCGCCCAAAGTCTGGTCGATTAAGGCGCTTGAGGCTTGCGGATATTTAGCGTGTAAGGCCGCCCAAGCAGTCGCCCAGGTCATATCACTCGAATCCATTTTAATAATATAATCAGAGGCGTCATTTTGAAAACTGGCCACTTGTTTATCTTCGACGGTTTCTTTAACAGTCCCGGAGCCTGCCGCCTTAGTCGTAACTGCGCCCGGTAGCGGAACGGAAATAACCGTCGGCACGCCGGTCTTTTTATCGACACTCATAAAGTAAGCACTGCGTCCGCCGCTAGAATTATTATCGGTGCCGAGTGAGGTTAGAGTCTTATTGCCGTCTTTAGGCGCCAACATTTCATAGGTGCCCACTGGCAAGCCTTGCTGCACTTCTAATTTATTTAAAGTCGCCTTTTGCGTCGCGTTTAAATTGGCGACGTTTAAGGAGCCACTAGAAATAGCATTGATAAAAATCGTGTAGTCAGCGCGCGCGTTATCGAGCTTGATATTTTCTTCGTTGGTCGAGGCGGTTTCGTCGGCCCTGACTTGCTGTAATAAAGCGATATTGCGGTTAAACTCGGTATTATAAGCCGCGCTCGCATTCTCATAATCCTTTTGCTGAAAATTCATGATATTAGAAATAATATCGTATTTGGTTTTGAGCTGATTCGAGAGGTAGCTTTGCTGCGCTAAGTTTTCGGTCAGTTGTTTTGAGGTTTGTCTATCGACTTCGGACTGCCGGCCGCCGATAACGCCAAGCGAAACCGGTTTGCTTTCGGCATAGTCTTTGCGATTAGTCGCCGTATTTCTAATGGTCTGTTCTTCGTTTTGTAAATCGTTAAGCTGAGTCTCTAAATCAGTAACGCCGTAATTGGCCCGGAGAGTATTATAAGTATCTTCTAATTTTGGTGCGGCGGCTGGCGCGGCGGTGGTCGGAGTTACTTCGGCCTTAATCGCGGCCATAGCTTTAGTGGCGGCACTCGTGTCCGGGGCGCCGTCAGTCTTTGCATTGACGTCAGCGATATTTTGGTCTTGGTTAGAATTAATCTCGGAGTTTAAATCAGGTTTAGTCGCCGAAACGCCTGGGTTATAAGTGCCCGGTTGGACGTAAACGACGTTTCCTTTTTGATCATAGGCTTGCAAGGTATTGGCACCGGTCGCCGCTGGCGTTGGTCCGACTTTCGCCGCCGGCAAACTATTAGCCGCGCTAGCGTTGACGTTAGTTGCCGCCGGAGCGACCGTCTTAACCGGAGTAGCCGCCGGGGCCGGAGTGGCACCCATTAACTTATAGCCCTGGCTAAAATAAGTCTGAGCTTGCGCTGAGCCGGAATCAACGACGACTTTATTCCCGGCAGAATTTATTAAAGTAGCTTTTGTAGCAGCCATATATTTTATTTCTTAGGATTTGTAAAGTATTGAAGCAGGCCGTTAAAAATACTAATCATTTCCAAGGGGCTGGCCTCGCTTTTAATTATATTAGCGTTGGTGCCGTCGGTTTCAATAATAATCTGACGCATTTTTGGCTTGGCGTCTTCGATTTTTCCAACCTCTTTTTTGGCTACCGCCTCTTTAATTTGCTTGTTTTTTTTAGACATAAAATTATATTAATAGTTTAACATTTTTTACGTGGAAAGAATATATCTGCCGAGTGTCGAGTTATACTGGCAAGTCAAAGTGCGATTCGTTCCGCCGGAATCTTTGGCGGTTATGCTGGCGTAATTTTCCATTGTGATATTACCGGTCAGATTAATCGAACCGACAACCCTAAACTGAGAATTGGACTGAATAAATCCGCCGGTGTAGTTGATATAATTGCCGCCGGCCAGTGATAAATTTAAAGTATGGACGTTCGCCCATAAATGGCTTGAATCTCCGCAATTATAACTAGCATTGTAATAGGGAATAAAATCGCCACCGGAAACTCTGACAGCTCCTCCGTTAGCAGCGCTAAGGTCAATAGACATACCACTTATGCTAATAGTGTCAGAGGCAGAGGCGTCGATATAAACGCCATATCGCCCGTAAATACTAATTGCTCCCGAGGTATTATTAATATCAATTGAGGGATCGCCATTAATTATATCTCCGCCTATCCAACCGCAAGTCGTGCCGGAGCTGGTTATAAAATTTAGTGTTGACGTCCCGGAAACAGTAACCCCCGAACTATTAATTTTTACGTAAGGATAAGTTACGGCGTTAGTTTGAATCGTGGCGCCGGTTATCGTTCCGGCCGTAATGGTCGGACTCTCGATAGTGGTTGAAGTGATTTTTGTCGACGTGATATAAGACGGGTTGGTAATAGAGGCGTCAGTTGGTTGACCCGAGATATTAGAGTTCCAAGTGGCCCCGACGGTCGCATTATTTGCCGGCTTGCCAGCGCCGGAAACGTCGGCCCAGGATAAAGCGATTCCGGTAAATAAGAACGTGCCGGCGGAAATATCAAATTTAATCGCCTTAGCGTCGGAGGCCGTGCCGAAATAGACGCCCTCGTTACCGATATAATAACCGGCGTGCGTCGCGTCAGAAAAAGCGGTCTTTCCCGATTTCATGGTGCCTCCGGTAATAACCAAGCTATTGATCGTAACGTTACCCGACATATCGACTTTAAAAGGCGCGGCCGCGAAAGTCTTGGCGCCAAACCACATGCCTTGCTCGTCGGCCTTAAGTCCGTTTTCGCCGCCTCCTCCCATAGAGAACTTATCAAAATCCGTGCTCGCCTGGTTAGAATTATAAACGGGCGGCACGACGTCGGTAAACGGATTAAGTATTTGAATTGAGACTTGAGTGTCTGTCATATTAGATATTTATTTCTAAGCCCTCCACCTCCGGGGCGGTATTAGCCGAGCCGACTAAAACAACCCGGATTTCGCAGGTGTTCATTTCCTCGATATTAACTTCGGTCCGCACGATTTTTTTAACGTCGTCTTTAGTGATGTCAGTAATTTCTTCCCAAGTGCCATGGTTTACTTTCTTCCAAATTTCAATCGAGCAGTCAGTCGGAATTGTTCTGTAAGCAACATTTATCACGCCGACGGTATTACCCGTGCAGCGTTCCGGGGCGATTTCTCGCGTAGTAAAATAGGCGCTGGCGTATTTATTGGCGGCGTCTAATTTATCGACGCCATAGATAGGCGAGGCCGGAGTCGTCCGGTCAACCCAGGAGACCAGTAAATAATCGTCTACAACGACCACAGAGCCGATTTCTAGGTTAGTAGTGATATTCTGCGAGATAATGTGCTCGAGTGTCAGGACGGGGCTATAATCGCCGCTATAAGATCCTAAACCATACACCCCCAGGTGGCATGGATTATTAGCCACGTTAGAATAGCCAAAAAGAGGGATATTAAGATTTGCTGAGGCGTCTTGGTGGACAGTGGCTTTTTTGCCGATTCCCCATAGTCCCGGGATTCGTTTCGGATTAGTGAGCCTTGAGCCGTCATAGGAATAGAGTAGCCCTTTCTCGCCGACGCTGGTTAAAACGGCGTTATCAGTTTTTAAAAAAGCGTTGATTCCTTTCTCATAAACCGGGTCGGAAGTTGTGAAACTGACTGACCAGGTATTCCAGTCAAAGATTTCCGCCCAGGAAACATTATCGGAGACGTAGTCGCCGATCAAGAGATTAACGCCGGAGGTGCCTAAACACTTAGCGCGCGCGCCGAGAGAAAAATCGAGCGCGTCGTCGGTAAATATGCCGTCTTCAATTTGGGCGATATATATGCCGTCGCCAATATAGACAATTAGATTAACCTTAAAGCAAGGGTGGAAAGCCGTATCGCCGGATTTAAAAGTTGCCCAGGAATCATTGCGACCGGACCAAGCGGTCCCGACTTGCCAACGGCCGATTCGATTCTGCATAGTGTAATAGATATAACCCTGGTCCTCGATAGCGTCCATAATGCCGGCACTACCGGCACTAGGCGCCGCTGTCGCCTCTAAACTATAAGAGCCGGCACTTGTCCGTTTCCAAATTTTACCGCTCGTTGAGCCGAATAAATAAGTGTTTCCGTCCGAGCAAGGCAATATCTTTTTAACAAAATCATTAATCGTCGTGCCGCTTTCCTTAGTCAGTTTTTGGTTAACTTTAATAATGCCCGGCTCCGAGTGAATATCGAGCCCGACAATTTCGGCCACGGAATTGGCAAGACCCTGATAAATGGAATTGGCTAGGCCGCCGAGGTTAAGATTATTTATTTTGATAATTGCCATATTTTTTTTTAAATTAAGGGCGGCGCGAGGTCGCCCTAGGTTTAGTAACTTCCTGCTAGCCAGTTAGCCGGGCTAACAAAGGGGCTGTGAGGATTAAACCACACTTCTTTTAAATACTGCACGGCCTCGTCCGGTGTTAGATTTTCAAACACCGTATGATAGGCGCTGTGAAAGTTAGAGGGGACTTTTTTGATATTATTAATTCTTTTGCCTCTCCGACTTTTGGGTGTAATGTGGTGCTCCTCGATTTCCGGTTTGCTGTCTCTTGTTTTACTCATGGCGGAACCTCCTATTTTAAAAATGAACTATTCTTTTTGTGGCAAACGCTCATTAAGCATAGTAACAATTCTCTCCTGGCCTAACTCGAGGGATTTAACGCTTTCCTCGACGTGTTTTAAATCGTTCTCTTGCAGAAAGGCAAATGATTTATTAATTTCGACAATGCTATTTTCAATGTTGGTAAATTTTTCTCCCCACAAACTATCGAGAGCCTTATGTTTTAATTCGCACCCCTGGCTAAGTAGGTCGAGTCTATTGGCCGCTTTTACGTCCGGGTCGGCAAAAGTTTTATAAATAATAAATAGCACCCCGATTAGGGTTACTATGCTCCCAGCGGCTTGTAGCCATTGCAAAATACTCA